TATGGGGATGGCCATGAGTGATCAAAACGTCAATTCCATGCGTAATAAGATCCCAATGATTCGTGATCTCCTCGCCGAGATCAAGATGAAAAGCGAAATTAAAAAAAGTTGGCTGCACGGGGCTACCCCAAAACTTCAAGCCCTCCAACTCGATGCCAGAATCTTGGAGGTAATGCACGCCAGCAGGCATCATTCTTAAAAAAGAATCTATGTCTGATGGATTGGCTTGCTCAAAGTAAAGATCGTGATTTCCAGCAATAAAAATTTTATGTTTGTGTGGGTGCGTGCCAAACCAATTAACGAATCTTAATGCGTCAATGTATCGGCCATGCGAACAGAAGTCTCCGCAGTGAATTAAAATATCACCATCTGGAATTTGCATTCCGAGATGTTGGCCATGCGTGTCAGAGATTACAACTATTTTGGTCATAAAATAATCTTACCCTAATAATTTGATTTGTCAATAGCTTTGAAACAAAAAAGTGTAAATTATTAGGATGGAAAAAGAATTCAATGGGTTTATTTCTGATAACTCAGTGCTCATTGTCGCTGCGGTAGCTTCTTTGCTTTTTAAAGAATTTATAATTAATATTGTTAAAAGCCTTGTTTTTAGAATGACGTCTGGTTTAAAAGAGGATGATGTTCTTATTTTTTGGGACGGGTCGAAGAGCGTAGCTAGAATTGTGCGTATCGGCTGGATGTCAACTACCTTATTTATATATGATGTTAGTGCGGAAGGAGTCGTTACTGGCGGTCACAGGATAACGATGCAAAATGTTAAATTTGAGAATGTTAAGTTGCTCAAGAGATTGTCTATGATTGACGAATGCGACTTGAAAACATTCAGGAAAGACAAATAATAATTTGCCATGCCTTACGTTTCTTACAACAACATCAGAGCTTTAGTCTCAAATGGAGATTCGCAGAGCTTATCGACAGGATCGTATAATATTTTATACGCAACGAATTTTAGCGCAAGTAACACAACTCAATTAAAAATAGTTAAAAGAATTGGCCAACAGCTTGATTATTATATTCAAACAGGCCCGAAAAGCGCATCAATCTCAACTTCAGTTATTCCCGTAACTGGCGCAGGGTTCAATCAATTTACTGGATTTTTAGCTTTAACTGGAGATTTCACAAGCGGTTCATACATTCAAGTTCCTAATTACAGATTCGATAAATGTTTCTTAAAGTCATTTGGATTTTCTCTTGAGCCTTGGAAACCCGTTACGGTGGAAATGCAATTTGATTCTTATGGCATGGCTACTGGAAACGGAATAGATCCTCACGCTGGCCAAGAAGCGCTTCAAACAGGAATTGTTTCTCCATTAAGGGGAATGAGCGTTACTCTTACCGCTGCGAACTTTGCTCAAACCATTAACCAGTACGAAAATTTAAATTTTAACGTAGAAGTTGATCGCGCTGCAAATTTTGAAATCGGCCAGATCTATCCTACTAAAGTGAGCGTTTCGAAAATTACAAAATCATTGCAAATTAACGGCATATCCAATGCTTATTGGCTTTCTGATTATGAGCCTAATACCACCGTATCTGTGACAATAGGGATGCCTGATGGCAATTCCTTTTCAGTCGCTGGAGTGTTAAGCTCGCAGAGCTTATCGGTAGATGGTAATGGTGTAGCAAAAGGAGGACTACAGATAATCGAAGAGATGGTATAACTTTATGGCAAAAAAGCCCAAAAAAACAAAGTCAGCATCTATGGAGTTAGTTATTCCGCAGATGAAAACGCAGATTAAATTCAAGGAACGCAAGTTCAAGTTCACTGAAAAACAACAACAGCTATTAAAAATACTTCTAGCAGACGAAACTAAAATAGTCTTTATAGCTGGGCCAGCGGGCACCTCAAAGACTTTCATGGCAGTTTACGGGGCACTTAACCTTATAGACAACAATGAAAAAGACATTATCTATATCAGAACTATCGCTGAAAGCGGCGAAAAATCTCTTGGCTCATTGCCGGGAACAGTTGGTGAAAAGTTTCAGCCGTATCTCCTGCCTCTTGAAGACAAAATTCAAGAAATGATCGAACCTACTGATGCTCATCGTTTAAGGGATGACGGTAGAATCTCTGCAAGTCCTGTTAACTTTCTCAGAGGTAGCACTTTAAGAGATAAAATAGTAATTGCAGATGAAGTTCAAAATTTTACATTCAGGGAGATCACAACTCTTCTTACCAGAATTGGGGAGGGGAGTAAAATCTTTCTCTGCGGAGACTTTATGCAGTCAGACATTAAAGGCAAAAATGGATTTTACGATTTTTATAATTTATTTGCAGACGAAGACTCCGCGCAGCATGGGGTTTTCTCATTTGAATTCTCGGAAGAAGATATCAAAAGAAGCGAAATCCTAAAATTCATTGTGAAGAAAATTAGAAGCATTAGCTCAGTATAATACGTAAAGCGCGCAAGCTAACGAGTGTTAACAAGATAATTGAAATTTAAAGACGCGCGTTTACAATATTAGTAAAGCTGGAAAGTCTCAGCGATCAACTCAACAAATTAAAAATTAATAATATGGCAAGCGTTTTCTGTACAAATTGTGGAGCGAAGCATGAGTATGCTGGGTTTGCCCCGAATTTCTGCTCAAAATGTGGAGGTTCGATTAGTGGGAAAGTCTCAGCTCAATTGCAGAAAAAGTCAAATAGCATAGCGAGATCTGATGATGTAGAAGAAGAGTCAGAAGACAATACAAATATAGATGAAGTGCCAAGTATCAGCAAACTTGATGTGGAAATAGAAATGGACGGCGGCTTTAGAGCTTTTAATTTGGAAGATTTATCGCGCAACCCTCAAGCTGGAGCAAGAAAATTTGCTCCAAAAAGAGTTGGTGGGATAGGCGGCTTATCACCCACTAAATATGGAAGCACAAAAGCAAGAGAAGATTAAGTACGAAGATAAGCACGAGGTTATTGACAAAATTATACAAAGGCACAGGTATATCTGGCAGCTTAAAGCTATTGCTTGGATGGACTATGAGGACGTTGCTCAAATTATTCGTTTCCATATTTCTAAAAAATGGAAAATGTGGAAGCAAGAGCGCCCACTTGAACCTTGGATAGCGCGCATCACAGTTAATCAAATTAAGAATCTTCTTCGAAATAATTATTCAAATTATGTTCGCCCATGTTTGGCTTGTAAATTTAATATGGGCAATGAGCCTCCAGCTTGTTCGATAACCCCAAGCGGAAGGCAGTGCAGCGAATGTCCGTTGTATAAAAAATGGGAAAAAACAAAGAAGTCCGCATACGATGTGAAGCTTTGCGTGTCTATAGAAAATCACTCGGAGTCTGTGCATGGGATGAGAGACGCGAATTTCGATATCCTGTCAAGCGCCCAAAGACTTCACGAAGAGATGAAGCATCGTTTAGCTACAAAACAATATAAAGTTTATTCAAGACTTTATATCGACGGCGCGGACGAGGAAAAGGTTGCAATGGAAATGGGATACAAAACAAACGAAAAGGGGAAGAAGGCTGGTTACAAACAAATCAAAAATTTGAAAAAACTATTCAAGCAGGTAGCTACTAAAATTCTACAAGACGAGGACATTTTAAGTGGCCAACGATAAAATAAGTTTTAGCGACGAAGATAAAAAGAAGATCGTGGAAATTGCGAAAGAATTTCCTGATTTAAATACTATCACGCGCAAATTCTTTAATGATGAAAATCTGGATGGCAGAACCAAGCAAGGAATCGCGATTAGGTCTTTGCTAGCGTCGAATAAAATACAATATAAAACTTCTAAGTACGAAAAAATTGGAGAATTGCCTCTCAGTCCAGAGCAAGAGCAATTCATTGAAGATCAGGCTGGTAACGGAATCTCAGCTTTAAGAATTGCGGAACTTCTTTACCCAGATCGCCCAATCTCGGCAATGGGATTAGAGCACAGAACTGTTGGCGCTCATATTAGAAACTCTGACTGCGAAAATAAAGCTGTATCCGACGACGCGATGTTTGTAAAATATCAAACGCCGCGCTCGATAGAAAGAGTTATAAATAGAATTAACGAAGCTACTGGCGAAAAGATAAATAAAGAGAAGTTTAGTAGACATCATAAAATATGCGCCGAAAAACTGTCTATTAATCTAATAAATTCAAGATTTCAAAAAATTATCAATTGCTATACGTCGCAAGAGGATAGGAATATATTTGAGCAAGAATTTATTCGCATGACATGGGATAAACCAGATCTAACTGCGGACGAAGTTAATTTGTACATGAACGTTTGCAAGGAAATTATCAATCTAGAAACTATCTCTCGCCATTTGGACAAGCTCAATAAGATGTTTGAGGAAACTCAAGAGCAAAATGAAATGAGTATTCGTTTAGCTGAAATTATCAAAGCTAAAAGTGGTGAGTACCATCAATGTGAAGGTAGAGTGGAAAGTTTAATTAAAAAATTACAAGGAGATAGGCGCGAAAGAATTTCGTCTAGACAAAGGGAAAATGCTTCTGTTCTTTCTATTGTTCAACTGTTCCAAGATGAAGAAGAGCGCGGCAATATGATCAAGATTGCTGAAATGCAAAAATTACTCGTTACAGAAGAGGGCAAAAAAATGGAAAGTATGGTGGAGTGGAAGGCTCGTATCCTAGGAATATCATTAGATGATGCAGTCTAACAACTCTAACCATTGCAAAATATGCAACAGTTCCTTCGTTTCCGAAAGAAGCTTGCACGCGCATTTAAAAAAACATAAGATCGGAATTGATGAGTATTATGTTACGCAGTATCCCAGAAAAAACCTATTAACAGGTACTTACTTACAGTTTAAGGATAAAGAGTCTTACTTCGAAAAAGACTTTGAAAACAGAAAGCAGCTTTTAAGATGGTGCGAGATAGAGTCTCCAGAAAATGTTAAGCAACAGATTAAAAAAATGTTAGCTTACAGAGTTAAGAGCAAAGATTTAAAACGCTCCCCTTGCCATTTAGAATTGGAGACTAGTGAGATGCCAACTATCGATCTTTATAAAAAACATTTTGGAACATACTCTAACGTGTGCAAAGAGATTGGAATAGAGCCGATGTTTAAAAAGAGTTTGCCTAAAAAGTTCCATGAAGACTTCTCCAATGTCAATATATTCGTAGATACTAGAGAGCAGCAACCACTTAGCTTTAAAAACGAAAGGCAAGTTAAGTTGGATTTTGGAGATTATACTGCTAGCGGATCAAATTATACAAAAACTTTTGTAGATAGAAAGTCGGAGTCTGATTTTAAAGGAACTCTTGTCGGCGAGAATTTAGAAAGATTTAGGCGCGAGCTTCAAAGATGCAAAGACATGGAGTGTTATTTGTTTATCGTGGTTGAATCTACTTTAGAACGGATAAGCACTAACAACGACTTCACCCCTCACAAATCGAATCTAAAATTCATATACCATAATATGAAATTGTTACAGCATGAGTTCGCGGGGTATTGTCAATTTGTATTTTCAGGTAACAGAGCTAATAGCGAAATTCTTATTCCAAAATTAACTGCTATCGGCAGTATTCTTTGGGATGTGGATATTCAATATTTCTTAGAAAAGGATTTATCATGGCTTGGATCGAAGGAAACCAAAAAAGAAAAAGTTTATTCCGTAACGTAAATCAAGAAATTCTTGAGAAAAAGGGATTCTTGGAAGAAAGAGAAGCTAAAATTCTTCTCTATAAATTTTTACGTTCGAATATCTCATTTTCATCAGAGATCATTTGCGGCGTTCAGCTTTTCCCATTTCAACACATGGCTATTAAAACTATGTTTGAAACAGATTACTCGATGATGGTATGGAGCCGTGGATTATCAAAAAGCTTTACTTGCGCAGTGTTTGCGTCTCTTGATGCGATTTTAAATCAAGGCGTGCATATCGGAATCGTTAGTAAAACATTCCGTCAGGCTAAAATGATCTTCCGCAAGATAGAAGAAATCGCCGAAAAACCAAACGCTGTATTTTTAAAGCAATGCATTACAAAAGTTTCCAAAAGCTCAGACGAATGGACGATGCAGATTGGGCGCAGCAAGATTACTTGTTTGCCTCTTGGCGATGGAGAGAAGCTTCGCGGCTTTCGTTTTCACCGTATGCTAATCGATGAGTTCTTGCTCATGCCAGATCGTATTTTTAACGAAGTTATTATCCCGTTTCTTTCCGTTGTTCAAAATCCAACTGAAAGACAGCAAGTTTTTGGTTTGGAAACTGAATTGATAAAGAGAGGAGAAATGACGGAAGAAGAAAGATTCGTTTGGCCTAATAATAAAATTATTGTTTTGTCTTCTGCGTCTTATCAATTCGAGTACATGTATAAGCTTTATAAGCAGTATGAAGATCTAATTGTTACGCCAGAAAGAAATGCTAAAAGCGTAGCGACAAGAGCTATTTTACATTTTTCTTACGATGTTGCTCCTCACGGTTTGTATGATGAAAGTTTATTAACTCAAGCAAAATCAACCATGTCCGAATCTCAATTCAAAAGAGAATTCGGTTCGCAATTTGTTGACGATTCTTCTGGATATTTTAAACTCAGCAAAATGCACGAATGCACAATTCGAGTTGGAGAAGGGCAAGCGATTGAAGTGGCTGGAGAAAAGAATGCAGAATATATTTTAAGCTTCGACCCCTCTTGGGCGGAAAATGAATCTTCTGACGATTTTGCGATGAACATAATCAAACTCGATAAAGCAGGGCGCAAAGCTATTTTAGTTCATAACTACGCGCTGTCTGGGACGAATCTAAAAAAACATATTGAGTATCTTCATTACTTGTTCGCTCATTTTAATATTGTTGCTATGTGCGGCGACTACAACGGAGGATTGCAGTTCTTAAATGCCGCTAACGAAAGCGAGCTTTTTAAAAATAACAAAATTGAAATTAAAACATACGAAGCTGATTTTGATACTCCTGAAACTTATCAAGACGAATTAAGAAAGGCGAGAAATGCTTATAGCAAAAGCGCTAATAAAATTTGCTACTTGCGCATACCTACAAGTGGTTGGATAAGATACGCTAATGAGTTGCTGCAATCTAACTTCGACCACAGAAAGATTCTTTTTGCTGCTGAAGCTGTAGACAACGACTTCACAACTCAAAAGGGAAAGAATATTCCCGTAAAGAATTTAAAGTTTATCCGAGATCAAGAGGATGGCCAGAGTATAGAAGCTAAAATGGTTGATTTCGTTGACCACCAAGCTGATATGATTGAACTTGCAAAGGCGCAATGTTCTCTAATCATACCAACAACAACAGCTAATGGGCATCAGAGTTTCGATTTGCCGCCGCAATTAAAAAAGCAAAGCGGCGCAGAGAAAACAAGAAAAGACTCTTACTCTTGTTTGATTCTAGGCAACTGGATGACTAAGATATATTTTGACATGATGGACGTGAAAGTCGAAAAAACAACTTCTACATTTGTGCCATTTTTCGCTCGTTAAAAGTACTTTTGATACTTTTAGTGTAACTTTTAATATAAAAAAATGTCGCGCCAATATAATAAAAAGTCTGAATACTGGACCAGATTTAATAAAATTCAACCCGTTCAAGTTTCTCAGGCTTCGTATGAGCCAAAGCTTATAGGCGAGCCTTTTTTCAAAGAGGTTTCCCAAGCTTCGTACACAAGAGCTAAAGAGAGCGCTTCTTCTACAAAGACAAAAGTGCCGAGAAATGGAACTGATGTTAATATCGGCAGGTACTCGCTTATAAGCCAAGGGCTTCTGCCTTATGAGTATACAAAAGATGGCGTAGACATCAGAGACGCTATTATGCT